CAACAAACAATCCAGTTCACCACGCTGGGCAGTACACCATCAGAAGACGGCGACGAGATCACTGGCGGCGATGACTGGTTCTTTTGCCCCGATGGCAACAATGCCAATTCCGGTCTGGCTCACGCGCAGCGCAAGGCGTCGATACCCGCCACTGACACCACGCTCCTGAGCGCAGGTGATGACATGTGGTTGTGTGCGGGAGGGGTTTGGGAAAACTCGCACCACGACATCAACCGGCAGGGGTCGAGCGGAAACTGGAACGAGATCGGCACGTACTACATGGACGGCTCAACGCCGCGCAAGGCGCTTGATGGCATCCTCGGGCCTGAGACCACGCACACCAAGGCGGTCATAAAAGGGGCACTCACGGATGCGTGCTTGACCGCTGGAACGTGTATCTACCCCTCGACGGGGTTTCCGGTAAACGGATACACCTCAATCTACGATGGGTTGTGGATGATGTCCTCGACGGCGGACTACACCTCGATACTTAACGTCGCGTTTTCGCACTTCCAGTACAACAGCTTGACCGCAGCCGGGGACAACACTGAGGGTTCGCTCCACCATTTGATCTTTGATGGGATTGATCTTTATTACGGCGGCACAGGGTCACGGCTCACATTCATCAACGGCGTGACGGACTTTGTAGTGCGCAATGGCGACAGTTACGGCGCGAATTCGTGCGAGTGGATACGCAGGATGGGCACATCGTCCGACACGTCTGCATGCAGCCCCGGCGGCTGGTCTGGCACCGTGCTCACGGTCACGCGCAAATCGGGGCGCGGACTGGTCGAAGGGAACACGTCAAGGCGTGGATTCGGCGAGGGCTACAACTGCTACGCCACCACGCTCGGCAAGATGATTTATCGTCACAATTACGTGGTCAACAGTTGGTCGGGCGGATACTACCTCGACGCGTGCCCGTATTCGGTGATCGAATCCAACATGGCGCTGGGCGGCAACAGTCAGCAGCTCGGGGGCGTTGAAAACACAGGGCCAGCGTTTAGCGGGGTTGGTATAGGGAGCGAGTCAGCAAGTTACCCGAACGGTATTGGTAACGTAGTGCGCAACAATCTGTTTGTCGGCGCACGAATCGGGATCTGGCTGAACATGAACAACGCAGTCGCCGCAGCGGGTGATATTCTCGGCGCGAAGGTGTACGGGAACACTACTATAGGTGCCACGAACCTCGGCAAAGTGGGGGATGAGTGGGAGGTAGCCGTCTCGGAGGTCTCGGCTAATGTCGATGAGGCTCCCTTCGTAAATAACGCCCATTGGAACGACGACGAGACAACCGATAACTGCAATTCGACAAGCGCAATGGACCCGCTCGATAACCACTGGTCGCACAATCCGGCGGACAGTGATTGCGATGGCACTGGAGACACGTATGGCTCTCTCGGCCTGACGCTCTCGACGTATTCGAGTTGGGGGGCTCTTGCGAATGTCACGGGCGACCATCCGATGACGTGGCCGACATGGGCGCAAGCCACGCCTGCTGGGGGCAGCGCGTTGATTGGCAGCGGCACTGCGTTGACCTCTACCATCTTGGACAAAGACACCTACGGCTTCGCATGGGAGCAGATTGCCGAAGTGCTCGATGGCTCACTGACTGAGGCCGAGTGGGAGTGTGCGCTGTGTGTTGATGCAGAGGGCACGACTCGCGCTAACCCGCCCAGCAAAGGGGCGATTGAGTGACCATCCCAACTCCAGACTTCCAGGCCGATGTAAACACCCGTGGCCGCACTGACGACACGTTCTACGATCACGTCAACGATGCGGTCATGTCGGCAACAGGATCACCGACTGTCGCAGGCTCGGGCAATGACCAGTACCTGACATTCAACGGCAGTTCGCAGTATGTGCAGACTTCGATGCCGGCCAGCCTATCGGCCACGTTCGCGGATTCTCAGTACACGATTTCTGCACGGGTAAAATCTACGGGTGCGATAGCAGCGTATTCGCACATATTCGGCTTCAACAACGCCACAGATTCGCGCCGCGTAAACATTCTGTTTGATAACACAGCGGGGTATGCGCTCGCAGGGTTTGACACGCCCAGCGGGACGGATGTTTTCCTGAACTCGACCACACAGATTGACGACACGAATTTCCACGTAGTCACGATGCGCGCAGACGGCACTGACCTTTCTCTGTGGGTTGATGGTACTGAGGTCGACACCGATACGACCACACGCGGCACGATGGGGACGCTGAACGAGCTGTGTATTGCCCGGCGTGGCGGCACGGGCGACAACTGGCATCTCGCAGGTTCGGTGCAATGGGTTGCCGTGTGGGAATCGGCGCTCACTGATGCGCAGATCGGCGAACTGGATGACTTGTCGAATCCGTTTGCGTTAACAATTTCCGTCGATGATTCGACCATTGATCCGCACCCCGACACAGTGGTAACGATCACGAAGTCTGCTGTGTGGAACGGCACTGTTTCGGCGACGATTGAAGGATCAACGATCACGCTGACCGACATCGACACGACGCACAAGTCATTTACTCTTGATATTGACGACCTCTTGCCGGGCGGCGATTGGAATGCGATTAGACCTGTAACGGACGCAACACTTGCGGTTACTGATTCGGATGGCACATTTACGACCGAAGTGCAGATCGTGTTCTCGCCATCTGTCGCGGAGGACTACGTAAACAGTCCGGGCGTGAACGTCGGCACGTATCTCGCAGTGCCCGGCGCTGTGACGGGCGATCCACATTTTGCGTTCTGGCATATCGGCGGCGGAGTTCGCGACAAGACAATCAGCGGCACGACGGATGCGGGTACGGGTTATTTCGCGCCAATCACCCTGCCATCACAAGGCCGGCTGATTGCGTATGACGTGTCGGCGGGGGCATGGCTGGCTGCTGTTGATACGGAGCTATTTCAGCAGCCTGCGAGCGCCGAAGGGGGCAAGAAGGGTTACACCCTTTCCATAAAAATTTCGATTTCTTTGTGAGGCAGCATGAGTAACGAAGTACAAACCGAACCTGGTGGTAACGCTGAAGCGGTAACGCCAAGTGACGAGACAGAGATATACTCCAGAGGGATTTACGTCGGGACCGGTGGCGATATTGCCGTTGAAATGCTTGAGAACGCAGAGACGGTAACGTTTGTGTCGGTCGCTGCTGGGACGCTGCTGCCGATCAAGGTGAGCAAAGTTCTCGAAACCGGCACCACGGCAGAAGACATCTTACGCATATGGTGATGCAGCGTCTGTACGAAACCCCGGAGCAGTTGTATCGGGACGCGATGAAATACTTCGATGAGGAAGACCAGCCGACAATGGCCGGTCTCCAGTCGTTTCTATGCATGACGCGGGCGAAGTGGCACGCCTACAAGCTCAACGAAGAGTTTTCCGAAGTCGTACAGCAGATCAATCAGGAAATGGAATCCCGAATCGAAGCGATGCTGCTGTATTCAAAGAACCAGACGGGCTCGATCTTCTGGTTGAAGAATCACGCGCAATGGCGAGACACGCAACACACTGAAAACGTCAATCATCATCGCGTGGTTATCTCGGATACGCCGATGGACGAGGATGAATGGCAGAGGCAGAACAGCTAGAGACGCTGCTGTGGGCTCCGCAGAAGGGGCCACAAAAGGCGCTGATTGATTGCCCTGTTCCTGAGATTTTCTATGGTGGGGCGCGTGGTGGTGGCAAGACCGATGGCGTTATCGGCAAGTACGCACTCAAAGAGCAGCGGTACAAGAACCGATTCAACGCAATCATTTTCCGCAAAGAACTGCCGATGTTGGATGACCTCATCGAGCGGTCGAAAGAGATTTATACCCCACTTGGCGGCAGGTACATCGACTATCGCAAGCATTGGGAAATGCCAAACGGCGGGCGATTGCGATTCCGGCCCCTTGAGCGCGTGTCCGATGCGGACAAGTATCAAGGGCAGGGCATTACTGATGCGTGCGTTGAAGAGGCAGGACAGTTTGCTTCGCCCTCTGCGATAGATCGCCTCAACGGTATCTTGCGGAGTGCGTATGGTGTGCCGACGCAGTTACTCCTGACGGGGAACCCTGGCGGCGCTGGGCAACTCTGGATCAAGCAGCGGTATATCGACCCACATCCTGCGGGCATGAAGATACTGCGCAGGCCGCTACCGAACGGGAAGGAACATCGATATGTGTTCATCCCGTCGAAGCTGCAGAACAACCTGCGGCTGATGAACAGCGATCCGGAATACATCAACCGGCTGTATCTGGTAGGCAACAAAGAGCTGGTCAGGGCGTGGCTTGATGGCGACTGGAGCGCGGTTGAGGGCGCGTTCTTCGATGATTGGTCGCAAGACATGATCATTGATCCGTTCCTGATCCCTGAGCATTGGACGCGGCTTGTATCGTTCGACTGGGGCTATGCAAGGCCATTTTGTGTGCAGTGGTGGGCAGTGGCTTCGGAGTCGGTAAAGCGCAATCACGCACGTATCGAGCAGGGCGCGATGGTGTGTTATCGCGAGTGGTACGGCGCTGCGAAGTCGAGCACGGGCGATACGATTCCGAATACTGGCCTGAAGCTGACAGCGGAGCAGGTGGGCGAGGGCATACGCAATCGCACGGTTGAGCAGATACATGATTGGGTCGCTGATCCTGCGATCTTCAGCGAGGACGGCGGCCCGTCGATATTTGAGCGCATGCAAGTGCCATTCAGGCGTGCTGATAACAAGCGCGTTGGCACCATCGGGCAGATGGGCGGATGGGATGCGATGCGCCAGCGCATGCGGGCGGGGATGTTGTTTTACTTCCACACCTGCGTGGATTCGATCCGGACGATTCCGGTATTGCAGCATGATCAAACACGTACAGAGGACTTGGACACAGATGGCGAGGACCACGCAGCAGACACAACCCGTTACGCCTGTATGGCGCGACCGTGGGTCAGTGATGCGCCAATTGCGCCTGAGAGTGCGTTCAAATTCTCTGAACCGACCCTTGATGAACTTTTCAAGGGCCAGCGGATGGATGACATCAAACTGATATGAACTACGCCGACTGGATCAAAGAGATTGAGAACGAAGACCGCGTTCACAGCAAGTTTCGCGAGAAAGCGAAGCGCGTAGAGAAGCGCTATCGACTGCAGGAAAAGTCGAACTTCAATATCCTCTGGTCGAACGTCGAAATTCAACAGGCTGCGCTGTATTCGCAGACGCCAAAGCCTGATGTTCAGCGACGGCACAAAGAGCCCAACGATACCGCACGACAAGCGGCAGAGATCATGGAGCGGGCGCTGAACTTCTCGATTGATCAGTACGACTTTGATGGTGTCATCAACCCGGCGGTCAACAATCATCTTGTTTCTGGGCTGGGGCAGGTGAAGGTTGTCTATGACGCGGTGACTGAGCCCTTACCAGAAGAGCGGCTTCCCGTCGATACGGTTGCCAATGAAGACGGTGATGAATACTTCCTTGATGGCGAGAAGGTCGAGGCCAACCTTGATGAAGGTGGCGCATTCGTCTTGAGAAGCCCTGGGGAGGCGATCACCCGGCAGGACATATGGACGCGAGTGGTGCCGTGGGAGCGCTTCCTGTGGTCCCCTTCAAAAGACCATGAGGGTGTCTGGTGGCAGGGCGAAATCCTCTACATGACAGAGGAACAGGTGCGGTCGACGTATCTTGTTTCTGACAAGCTCACGATCCCTGTACAGCATGCCGAGAAGGGCGATAAAGACAGCGTGCGCGATACGGAAGGGAAACTCGCCAAAGTCTATGAACTGTGGAACAAGCGGGACCGGAAGCGCTGCGGGCTGATTGTCGGGCTCGATCAGGTGCTCTACTACCGGGCAGGTGATGAGCGCGCGCCGGATGATCCGTACCAGTTGCAGGACTTCTGGCCGTATCCGAAGCCATTGTTTGCAAACGCATCAGCCGGTGAGTGGTGCCCGATTCCTGACTACCTTTACTACCAAGATCAGGCGGCAGAGCTGGAGCGGGTGTCACAGCGTATCAATGCCCTCACCAAGGAACTGAAATGGCGCGGCGTGGCGGATGGTGCGTTTAAAGAGCTGGCCGACCTTGCTGCTTCACCGGATGGAAAGTTTGTCGCGGTTGCCAACTTCGCGGAACGATTCGCAGGGAAGGGCGGACTTGAAACCGTGTTCGCAGAAATGCCGCTGAACGGGCTTGTTCAGGCGCTCAAATTCCTTTACGAAACACGCGACCAGATCAAGCAAACGATCTTCGAGATTACCGGGCTGTCCGACATCGTGCGCGGGGCGACAAACCCCAACGAGACGCTTGGCGCACAGCAGATGAAGGGGCAGTTTGCCAACATCCGCACATCGAAGCGGCAGCGTCAGATTCAGCGGTTCATCAGAGACATTCTGCGCATCAAGGCGGAAATCATCGCGGAGCATTTCGAGCCTGAGCAGCTTTCTATGATGACGGGGATTCAGGTCACGCCAGAAATACAGCAACTGCTGAAATCGGACGTGCTCCGTAATTTCGCCATCGACATCGAAACGGATTCCACGATTCTTGCTGATCAATCTGTCGAGCAGAAGAACAGGGTTGAGGTTGTTCAGGCGATTACGCAGTTGGTGACATCGTGGGCTCCGCTTGCGGCACAAGCACCGCAGATGCTGGAAATCATCAAGGAAACCACTCTGTTCCTGTTGGGCGGATTCAAAGCGGGATCGGCACTTGAAACAACGTTCGCGAAGCTTAGTGACGGTACAACATCCAGCGTTGACAACATGGCTGGAGTCCCGCCTGGGGCCGGTGCCGCACCCCCTGACAACGTTAGCGCTCTTCGACGGTGACGAGATTCTGTGCGTAGTTGGCTTCTTCAACTACGACAAGATCAGCGTTGAGGGGGCGATAGCGTCGGATCGGCCTTGGGGGGATCGGCGATTCATTCGCAAGGTGTTTCACTACGTTTTCAATGAACTTGGCTGCAGGCGGTTCTATGTGCGCGTCGACGCGAGCAATACGCAGGCGCACGAGATGGATTTACGGCTTGGGTTCAGACATGAAGGCACGTTGAGAGAGGCGGCGCAGGATGGTGGTGATGTCCACGTCCTTGCAATGCTGAAGTCAGAGTATTTGGAGAGTAAATGGCATGGGAAAGAAAGCGCCAAAAGCGCCGGCAACGCCTGATCCCGTAGACGCTATTGATGCGCAGGCACGGGTCAATCGGGTTGATACGGTCACGCCGTATGGGTCAACGCGATACATCAGCAATCGACCGCTCGCGACCGGCACAAGCGCTGGCAAGAACGGTGGCGGGTTGAATGGTGGCTATGGGCTGTATGGCATCCCAGCGCCATCTTCTGGCTCCTATGGTGCGCCTATCAACCTCGGCAATGGCGCGTACACGGCTGGGGATGTTCGCCTGTCACCCGTCGAGGGTAATGGGCAGTTTGTTGGTGTGAGCCCTCAAACCTACGCTGATCCGTACTCAGCTGCCGACTACTCGCAGGTGACTCAACTGTCGCCAGAATTGCAGGCGGTGTTCAACAATGCCATTGGCCGCAGCCTGAACAATTCGCAAGTGCCGTTTGAGCAGCGGTTACTTCCCACTGAGCGTTTCAATGTGAATCTCGCATCCCCCGGCGCTCAGGGCGCAGACATCCCGCGCCCAACTGCGGGAACGTTTGCCAATGGCGCACTGGATACGGGGCGCTATGAAGATGCGCTGTTTAAGCGACAGACACGCCTGCTCGAACCTCAGTTGCAGCAGCGGGAAGGTCGGTTGCGTCAGAACCTCGCAGACCGTGGACTGGTTGAAGGCTCTGAGGCGTACACCGAAGCGCTGAACATGGAGATGGATCAGGCAAACCGATTGCGCCAGGACGCGGCGCTGTCATCGGTGCTTGCGGGTCAGGATGTTGCGGAGCGTGACCGGGCGTTTGATTTTGGTGTGTTCACTGATAACAGGAACTTCGGTCAGGACGCATTCCAGCAGGATCGGTTGATGGGCCTACAGGAAGATACGCTGAATCAGCAAGCGTTCCAGGCTGATCGCGATCTTGCACGCACACTCAACAATGATGACTTTGCCCGACGCTTCGACCTCGACAATGCCGACCGCAACTACTTCCTGCAGCGGCAGCAATTGGGTGTGCAATCGGATCAGGCGAAATTCCAGCAGCTCGCATCATTGCTTGGGCTATCACCGGCACAACCGATCACGCCGATTGATGTACAGGGCGCGATCAACAATTCGACCGATGCAGCCTTTGCCAGCTACAACGGCAAACTGAGCAACTATAACCAGCAGCAGCAGCGCATGGCATCGGATGCACAGACGGCAGCGACCATCACAACCATTGCGATGATGATGGCCTCTGACCGACGGCTGAAAACGAATATCCAGCGCATTGGCGAAACGGATCAGGGCCATAACCTGTATTCGTGGGACTGGAAAGACGGCAGCGGTTCGAGCGTGGGCGTGATGGCTGACGAAATGCCGGCGAGCCGGCTGCACATGCGTGCGGATGGATACCTGATGGTGAACTACGCGGGGATCACATGGTAATGCCCTACGATCAGGAGCGCGCCCAACTTGAGCGGCGCATGAGGATTGCGCAATTGCTGGGCGGGCAGGTTGCACAGCAGCCACCCGTTGGCGGGCTGGGTAGTGGGCTTGCGCGTGGCATTGCGCAGGCCATGTCGATGATGCTGCAAGACAAGCAAGGCAAGCGACTGGATGAGCTGGATGCCGGCCAGCGGCAGGCTGATATTGCTGCGTTGCAGGGCATGCAGACGCCTGATATTGCAACGCTAGCAAACATCCGCACACCAGAGATTCAGCAGCTTGCTGCGGCAATGGCTTCGCGCCAGCCACCAAAGCGCCAGATTGTCACAGGCCCGGACGGCAACAGCTACTTCGCGGACACGCAAGAGCCGGTATTGCCGAACGTCAAGCCCGATCCTGCAACCACCGTAACGCCTCGACAAACGTTCGAGCAGAAGCAACAGGAAATCAAACTTCGCGAAATGGAGGCAAATAATCGCCTCATGCTCGGGAAGAGCGCGGATGCCGACCGAGATGCCCGGCTGGAGTTCGATAAGAAAGAAGCAGATCGACAGAGAGGGAAGCTCTCCGCTGCGTCTGAAAAAGCGCTGATCGGCTATCAGGATGCGTATTTCGCTGCAGGGAAAAGCGCGGGCGAACTCGAAACGCTCGCAAGTGAATGGGAGCGCTCAAAACCGACGGCTGGTGTTGCGGGGACGTTTGAAGAATTCGTGAAGCGCATGACGGGCGAACAGAACGGCGACACACTGATCCGCAAGCGGTTCATTGGTGTGCGCAACAGCCAAGTGGTCAAGAACCTGCCCCCCGGCGTTGCATCGGATCGTGATATTCAGATCGCGATGGAAGGCTATCCGACCGATACGACAAACCCCGAAACGATGGCGGCGTTCCTGCGCGGCATGGCGAAACTTGAGCGCTACAACGAGGACTTCAACGACTTTGCCGCTGGGTATGTGGACAAGAACAACGGCACGCGGGGCATGGTCGATGCCTGGAAAGCGCGGTTTGGTCAGTCGGGCAGTGAAGCGGCAGCGCTGGAAAATATGTCTGACGATGATCTTATCAAGGCGCTGCAGTAATGCCGTCCAAACTTGAACTGCTCGCCGAAGCCGACAAGCGCGGATTGCTCACGGGCGAGAAAAAAGCGCTGTTCGATGAAGCTGTGCGCCGTGGCCTTGTAGGCCCGACGAAACTGCCAGTCCCAGACATCAAGGGCGCAAGTGATCGTGCCGTAGCGGGCGTAGCAACGGCTATGCCGGAGCTTGGCAGCTTTAACGATGTGGCGCGCAGATCGGGTGGCAATATCCCCGCAATGGCGGCTCAAGTGCTGTCTAACCCTGCGGTGCGTGTGGGCATGGGCTCGCAGCTCAACGACTACGGCGAGAACCTGCAACGACTTGGGCAACGTGCTGGCGAGATGGTTGGCGTACTCGGCCCGAATGACCGCGCAGTGATGGAGCAGCGGCTATCGGTCGATGATGCTGGCATGAAGGCCATGCGTGACAACCGGGCTGCTGAAACGTATCTGGGCAGGGGCATCACGGATACGGCGGCAATGGCTGCGGTTCCTGCAGGTGTTGGAACAGGCATGACTGTGCGCACGTTATCGGGTGCGTTGATTAATGGCCTTCAATTGGCTGCGGGCACGGGTGAAGGTGAAAGTCCGTGGTCCAACTTCATGATTGGCGCAACGGGCGGGGCGATAGGTCCGGTGCTTGCGCGTGGCGTTGGGGCGGTGGTCAATCGCTTGTCCACGAAGCCCATTCAAGTAATCCAGAACGGCAAGTTCACGCCAGAAGCAATCGATACGCTGGAACGGGCCAAGATTTCACCCGAGCAGTTTCACGACGAAGTGTCGAACAAGCTGCGCGAGTCTGGCGTGACCAAAGAGATGCTGGAGCGGTTCAACCTGTTCCGTGAGATGAACATCCAGCCAACGATGGCAAACATCACTGGCGCAAAGGACGACTGGGTTATCCAGCGAGAACTGCAAAAGCGGTCTGGCAAGGTAACGGAATTCGTCGAGCAGCAGGACATTGCGCTTGGCAAGCACATGGATGCGCTCATCCAGAATGCGGGTGGAAAAGCCACCGATAACATCGACGCCGGCAACCTGGTGGCGCGGACTGTCTTTGATCGGGTCAACGCTGTTGATTCTGCCATTGATGACGCCTACAAAGCCGCCAGAGCGACGGCGAACAAGGACATGCGGGTTAGCGTGCCTCGACTGGCTGCGCGCCTCAGAGCGCTTGCGCCGGAGAATACGGGCACCAAGGGCATGATTGACGCTGTTGTCGGCGATCTTGAGCGGCGCGGGTTGCTGGTCGATATGTCGGCCAAGGGCAGGCGCACGAATGTCGAGCACATCGAAGAAGCCCGTAAGTACATCAACGCACTGATCAGCGATAGCCCGCGTGAACGATCACGGGTTGGTCGGATGCTCAAGGATGCGCTTGATGATGATGTGGCTGCTGCGGTGGGGGATGATGTGTTCGCCCCAGCACGGAAAGCAAAGGCGGAGTTCGAGCGCAGTCTGGAGCGTGTGCGTATGACGCGCAGAGACGCAGGCAAGGACACGCTGCTGGAAATGCTGATCGACAATCGAGGCAACCCCGATCAGATCATTGACCAGATTCAGCGCAAGTCCACGCGCAGTGAGGATGTCGGCCATCTGCGGCGGTTTCTGGAATCTGGAAGCCCTGAGCAGGTTCAATCGGGACAACAGGCGGTGTCTGAAATCAAGTCTGCATTGCTGCGTGACATCTACATCAAAGCGACCGGAACCAGCGGAATCAATGAAACCGGAGCGCCTGTGTTCTCCGGAGTGAAGTTCAAGAAAGCACTGGATGCCATTGGCAATCAGAAACTGACGGCGCTGTTTTCCCCTGAAGAACTGTCGACGCTGGGTAGCCTTGCAAGGCTTGGCGAATTGCGTATCCCACCGGAAATGACAGCGCTCGGGGGTGGTCCTTCAAGTCTTGGCGCAATGGCTGCCGGCGGCAGAGATGTGATGTCACTGATCAATGCGGCGGATCCGCAGACAAACATGCTCATGGATTTGACGAATCGCGCCTTCCGCGTCGTTCAGCAAGGGCGCGCCGAAAAGCGGCTTCTGAACGTGGAGAGCCAATTGCGAAAAGCCACTCCAAGTCGAGTGCCGGCGGACGCGCTCTGAGGATGTCGAAGTCTTGCCACAGCACCCAGACCGCAAACGATGAGATGAGCGCGCCGGCCACGGCGGCTTGCCAGAAGTAGAAACCGAACAGGCCCCATACAGCCCACGTACCCATACACCAGACCACTGCCATAAACAGCAGTGTCAGGAGTTGCTTTGTCCGAAACCAGAGGTATCTGAACAGCCATGCCGTTATACGCATATCGGTGCGCCTGCGGAAATGAACGCCGCGAGTTTAACAGCATCGCCAACCGTCACGCTGGCCCGATCTGTTGCGGGAATGTGATGGAGAAGGTGATCGAAGCGCCACAGATACAGGCGCAGATTCTCGGCGGCGGGAATCTCCATGGCTACAAGTGCCCGATTACCGGGAAGTGGATCACCAGCCGTCGAGAGCGGCGCAACATCATGGCGGAGCACGGCGTAATTGAAGCCGGGGATTCGTCGAACAAGAGCCGGCATCGTGAACAGATGCTGGAAAACACCAACGGAAGCGGAGTCGCTAACTAATGAGTGAAATGCCGGTCAGCTTAGTCGAAAGCCTTGCGCAGCAGTATGACGCGCAACTGGAAAACGATCCTCAGCGCCCTGAAGTCACGCAAGAACCCGAAACCCCCATCGAAGAGCCGGTTCAAGTCGAAGAGCCTGCCCTTTCTGCCCCGCAACATTGGGCAAAGGAGCGGCAGGACATCTTCAGCCGTGCGCCACGCGATCTGCAGCAGGTGTGGCTGGATCGCGAGAAGGAGTTCGACCAGGGGATCACACAGAAATCACAGGAGGCGCGTGAATTCAAAGCGCGTCTTGATCAATTCGAGACGGTAATCAATCCGATCAAGAATGCTCTGCTCTCGCAGGGCATGAATGAGTACCAGTGGATGCAGCAGATGGGGGCGTACACGCTGGCGTTGCAAAACGATCCAGCGGGCGTCATCCGGGCTGTAGCCAACCAGTACGGCGTCGATCTCTCCAATCTCGGGCGAGGCTCTGATGAGTTCATCGATCCGGCGATAAAGGGGCTGAAAGACGAAATCGCCACGCTGAAGCAGCAGCTTTCGCAGACAGCGCAGGCCACCCAAACCCAAACCCTCCAAGCACAGGAGCAGGTCATCAGCAATTTCCGCGAGGCGAAAGACCCTCAAGGGAATGCCATGCACCCGCATTTTGATGCGGTGTCCGATGACATCCTGACGCTGGCGCAGGGATACCGATCACG